AATCAAGGCGATGGCAGCGAACATACTCCTGCGCCGCCAAGCGGAATCACAGCAATGCCAGCAGCTCCAGCAGACCCAGCACAAGGTGGAGATGCTATAGGACAGGCAGCGGCAGGTGGAGCACCAAACCCTGGTGGTAGTGGAGCAACTAGTGGAGCAAATGCTGTAGATGTAGCGCAACCTACTGCTCAAACACAACCAGCAGCAGCACCAGCAGCACCAGCAAGTGGTCAATATGTTATCAAGCCAGGCGACAACTTAACCAAGATAGCCAAGGCTAATGGCACTACTATTAAGGATATTATGGCTGTTAATCCACAGATTAAAGATCCTAATAAGATTATGGCAGGAGCCAAGCTTAATCTTCCTGGAAAAGCAGCAGCACCGCAAAAGTCCGATGCTGCTAAATTAGCCGCTGGAGAAGCTCCTGTAGAAGAAACACTAAGTTTAATTAAGAAATTAGCTGGCTTAAGATAAGGTGTTGAAATGTCTACAGCGTTATTAAGAAAATATTTAGATATTCTAAGTGAGCAAGATGCAGAGCAACAGGCCGGAGGGTTCTACGGAGAAACTCCTAAAGATGCTCCTAAGAATCCTGGGTTTGAGATTAAGGTCCCTAAAGGCACAGTAAACTCAGATATAGCAGATCTTCAAAAAGGTCTAGAAGCTCTTAATCCCGATGCTCTACCACAACACGGTGTAGACGGTTATCTTGGACCAGAAACTAAATCTGCTATCGAAGCTTTTCAAAAAGCCAATGGACTTACTGTAGACGGTATACCTGGCATACAAACAATTACAAAATTAAACGATATTTTAAAACAAAAGAATATATCTATTGACCCAAGCACAGCAGCAGATGTAGTAGCTGGTAAGACCAAAGGCAGCACTGGATCAACTGGCAGCACAACAGATTTAGACGGAACTCCTGAATTACAAATCGGACAAGGCAGAACACCTGGACAGACTTCTGGAAATAGAGAGACTCCAAGAACGGGACAAACAGGACCTACTGTGGCGGCTGCACAAGGAAAGGATACAAATAATCCTTTGAACAGGCCAGCAGAACCACCTAAGACAGCAGAACCACCTAAGACAGCAGAACCACCAAAGGCAGAACCCGGCGTAGTAACGATTCCTCCAAAGCAATTACCAGGACTTATGCAAGAGTTAGATGCTATGTTGGCACAACTTCAGGCGACTCGACCTAAAGAAGAATCCATAGTAAGTGAAATGTCTAGGTATATGAAAATGTTATCAGAACTTAAAGTTACTCCTGGTAAAGAACTTTCATATCAGAATCAAACTTACAGATACGATGGATTTGAATGGCGAGTAGTAGACCCAAACAATCCTACTAAAACATTAAACAAGGCTACACCTAAAATTCAAATAAAATTAGACTCTTTAGCTAATTCTTTAGCTAATCCAAATAAAGGTTGGATAGGAGGAGGGAAAGCTCCTCTACCAACACAAAAATTTACAATACCATTTGAAATTACAGATAAAAAGGGTAATATTACAGGAGTAAAAGATGTTAAAATACAATGGGACGCATCGTCACAACAACTTACAAGCTTAGATCCAGAAATTAATGTAAAGCTAAAGGATCCTACAGTTCAAGCAAACATTCAAAAAACTGTTCATCAAATAAGAACGCAACCCGGAATATTGGATAAGATTTCCGGTGCTGCGAAATCAGGTGGTAAAGTTATAGGAGATGTGGGCAAAGGAGTTCAAACTGCCTTTCAAGGTTGGGATGGTGTTCCTACTAAAGTTGCACCGGCAGTAGGAGGGGTATTATCTGCGTATGGTGCATTAACGGCAGTCCAAGATGCTATAGATAATAAAGATACTGAGGCTGCTAAGTGGCTTTACGCAGCAGCAGTAGCTCATACAATTGCAGGAGCATTAGTATGGTTTGGACCGAAAGGTATGGCTGCTGGCTTTGCCTCGGATATGATAGCAATTGGATTACAAATAAAGGCTAATAGCATCCTGTCTGACCGTGACCTAGCGACTAGAGAAAATTCAGAAAAGTTATTAGTAATGACAGATCAAGCAATTGCAGAGGTAGATAAGAAAATGAAAGATCGTAGAAGCGACTGGGCCGATCATAACTCTGCTGAAAAAATAAAAGCCTGGGAAGAAGAAAAAGCGCTGTTAATAGCAAAGAGGAATGATTTAGCAAAAATGTTAGGTAAATAAAGATTGACATAGTGTATTTTATAATATATAATCTAAATTAGAAAGGAATCACTATGTCAAATCGTATGTATGGTCCTGAAGAAAAGGCCAAATTGGAAAGACTAATTAACGAAGGTTCAACCGTTCTTCGCGAAATTGAAGACCTACAAGAAGGTCTTAAAGATACTGTCAAAGCAGTAGCAGAAGAACTTAACATCAAAACTGCTGTGATAAATCGTGCTATCAAAATCGCACACAAAGGTGATTGGAATGCTCACGATGCAGATTGGAAAGAAGTTGAAGCAATTTTAGATATCACTAAAAAAATCTAATAAATAAATCTGAGAAAGGTAGGCAGGGCCATAAACCGCACCCTGGTATTTGTGAGCCGAAAATCACATAGGAGAAAGTATGTATGTAGACGCTTATTTTCAGCGTGATGCTGAAATCATCAAGGTTGTTGAACGCAGCCAAGAAGGACGAAGAGTATTTAAAGAATATCCAGTAAAATACTCATTTTATTACCCAGACCCAAAAGGACGCTATACAAGCATATATGGCGAACCACTAAGTCGTGTCAACTGTAAAAACAGTAAAGACTTTCGTAAGGAAATGGCCATACATTCCAATAAGAAACTTTACGAAGCAGATATTAATCCCATATTTGTTTGTCTTAGCGAAAACTATCTCAACGCAGAATCACCCAAACTAAATGTAGCATTTTTTGATATTGAGGTAGACTTTGATCCAGAGCGTGGCTATGCCAGCCCAGACGATGCTTTTATGCCAATCACTGCTATCAGTGTTCATCTACAATGGCTGGATACTTTAGTATGTTTGGCTATTCCTCCAAAAAAGATCAGTGCCGATCAGGCACGAGAGTTAGTCAAAGACTTTCCTAATACACACATCTTTGAAACAGAAGCAGAGATGCTGGATACATTTTTAAATCTTATAGATGACGCAGATGTGTTAAGTGGATGGAACAGTGAAGGCTATGATATTCCATATACAGTAAATCGTGTGACTAAGGTATTGAGCAAAGACGACACACGAAGGTTTTGTTTGTTTGATCAATTCCCAAGAAAGCGTGAATATGAACGATTCGGCAAGACCGCAACTACCTACGACCTTGTCGGTCGTGTTCATTTAGACAGTTTAGAACTTTACAGGAAATATACCTATGAAGAAAGACACACATACAGGCTGGATGCTATCGGAGAAATGGAAGTCGGAGAAAGCAAAACCGTATACGAAGGCACATTGGATCAGCTCTACAACAACGACTTCCGTAAGTTCATCGAATACAACAGACAAGACTGTGCCCTACTCAACAAGTTGGACCAAAAACTCAAGTTCTTGGATCTAAGCAACAAACTGGCACACGAAAATACTGTATTACTACAGACTACAATGGGTGCTGTGGCTGTGACTGAACAGGCCATTATTAACGAAGCACATCGTCGAGGGTTTCAAGTTCCTAATAGAACTAAAATGAGTGAGCGTGATGATGAAGCTGCCGCAGGTGCTTATGTGGCCTATCCTAAAGAAGGTATACACGATTGGGTTGGCTCATTAGATATTAACAGTCTGTATCCTTCGGCTATTCGTGCCTTAAACATGGGCCCAGAAACTATTGTAGGACAACTTCGTCAAACTATGACCGAAGAATATCTACAACAACAAATGGCCAAGGGCAAGAGCTTTGCTGCATCATGGGAAGGCATATTCGGTAGTTTAGAATATACTGCGGTGATGAATAAAGAAATTGGCACAGAGATTACCATAGACTGGGAAGATGGCACTATTGATGTGCTCAGTGCTGCCGAAGTATATAGATTAATCTTTGAAAGTAATCAACCATTTGTTATGAGTGCTAATGGAACTATCTTTACCTACGAACGTGAAGGTATTATTCCTGGACTGTTAGCACGATGGTATAAAGAACGAAAAGAAATGCAGGCCAAGCTAAAAGAAACTATCGCTGCTGGTAATAAAATCGAAGAAGAATATTGGGATAAGAGACAGTTAGTTAAGAAGATTAACCTAAATAGTCTTTACGGTGCTATTCTTAATCCGGGTTGTAGGTTTTTCGATAAACGAATTGGGCAATCAACCACACTAACAGGTCGAGCCATTGCTCGTCATATGGCAGGTAAGGTCAATGAAGTAATTACTGGAGATTTTGATCATGTTGGTAGATCCATTATATACGGTGATACTGATAGTTGCTATTTTAGTGCCTATAAGACCTTACAGAAAGACATTAACAAAGGATCTATACCTTGGACTAAGGAAACAATAGTTCAACTCTATGACCAAATAGCCAATGAAGTAAATCAAACCTTTAGCCAGTTTATGTTGGATGCTTTTCATTGTCCTAAGTCCAGAGGAGAAGTTATTAAGGCTGGTAGAGAAATTGTAGGATCTAAGGCACTGTTCATTACCAAGAAACGTTATGCTGTATTATACTATGACAAAGAAGGTAAACGACAAGATGTAGCAGGAAAACCTGGTAAGATCAAGGCAATGGGCTTGGATCTGAAGCGCAGTGATACTCCAGAATTCATACAGAACTTCTTAAGTGATGTATTGGAAATGGTTCTTACAGGCAGCAGTGAAGAACAGGTCTTGGACTTTATCAGCAACTTTAGAACAGAATTCAAATCAAGGCCAGGTTGGGAAAAAGGCAGCCCTAAACGTGCCAATAATATTACTGAATATCAACGTAAAGAAGAAAAGCAGGGCAAGGCCAATATGCCAGGTCATGTTAGAGCCAGTATAAATTGGAACACTCTAAAGCGTATGTTCAATGACAAGTATTCTATGGGCATTACAGATGGTGCTAAAGTTATTGTCTGTAAATTAAAAGACAATCCACTGGAGTATACTTCAGTGGCCTATCCGGTTGATGAACTTAGACTACCTAAATGGTTTAAGGAATTACCATTCGATCACGAAGAAATGGAAGCAACAATTATTGATAAGAAATTAGAAAACCTAATCGGTGTGTTAGGTTGGGATATTCGGTCAACCGAACAGACTAACACATTCAATAAATTGTTTGACTTTTAATAAAAAAATCTATATACTATAACATAAAGGAAAAAACATGAAAGATATTTTACAAGATATTGTAGCACATACACATAGCCTTGGGTTTTTGCCATTAGCCAAGGTCCATGGTGACGGTAAAGAAACCACTATTGAAAGTATGGCAGATGATCGCTCAGTGATCATGGCAGCAAAGACCAAGGCACCAATCAACGAATTTGTTGGAACTTTTGGTATGCCTAACTTAGACAAATTAGCCATGCACTTGAAAAACCCAGAATATAAAGAAAATTCTGTTATTCAAGTGGTCACACAAGAACGCAATGGCGAAGATATTCCAGTTAATTTACACTTTGAAAATCAAACTGGAGACTATAGTAATGACTATAGGTTCATGAGCACTGAAGTAATCAATGAAAAACTTAAAACAGTTAAGTTTAAAGGTGCTACTTGGGATATAGAATTTGAACCTCATCAAGCAGCAATCAGCAGGCTTAAACTACAAGCACAGGTTCATACTGAAGAAAGCAACTTTCAAGTTAGAACAGAAAATAATAATCTTGTATTTGCTTTTGGTGATGCCAGCACTCATGCAGGATCATTTGTCTTTGAACCTGGCGTAAGTAAGAAGCTCAAACAAAATTGGGCATGGCCTGTATCACAAGTTCAAGCTATTCTCAATCTTGACGGTGACAAGACTATGAAGATTGCAGATGCTGGTGCTATGATGATTACTGTAGATAGCGGTATGGCAGAATACGAATACATACTTCCGGCACAAAGTAAATGACATTAGAGCAAATTATTATAGCTACTCTAGCATGGATGATAATAACTTTCATTGTCTATAGGCACACAGGCTGGCAAAATATTAAAAATTGCTATCGAATATGGTTTGACAAGTCATATTGGACCAACTATAATATTGTCGACGGTCTAAGTTGGGCCAGTAAAGCAATAATCATTATTCCTGGTCTAATATTTGAATTACAAATATGGTGGCTATACTTTATAGCATTAGGAACAAGCGTGGCCTTAATATGGGCCAGTGAAAAGAAGCTATTACCAACAATGGTAGGATTTAATACCTTATGGGTTTGGATCAGTTGTATGGTTTTAGCACAACATTTGGTGAAGCTATGAAAGACCCTCAAATAGAAAACAAGGTAAACGAAATCAAAACAACAATAGGAAGGTTAAATCAATTATTATTAGAACTTGCTGCCACTGGTGCCAGCCCTTCTTTTAGCTATGAACGTGATCCTACTACTAATGCTGTATCTATCCAGATGATGACCTGCACCGAATTGATAGACTATGTGAAAGAATAGGTATTAGATGAACCGTGATTTAACAGCTACACAAAATGACTATGCTTTATTTTTACCAGCAACATCTGGGTTTTATGCTAGTTTTATTGGCTATCAACGTAAAAGGTATCCATATGTTCAACCACACCGTATTCCTCAAAACTTTGTTAATGATGTAGAAAGTTTAAACTTTCTCGATCCTGTTAATGGACTCTTTTATTACAAATGGTGTCTATATAGTGCAGGACACGCTGCCTTAGATCTTAATAAACAAGATGATCGTGAGGAAATGTTTCGTAATAGAAACAGAAGTAACAGTTGGGTATTAGGGGACAGTGGCGGATTTCAAATAGGTAAAGGCAAATGGGAAGGTGACTGGAAAGATCCTAACTGTCCCAAGGCCAGTAAAAAACGGCAACAAGTTTTAGCCTGGATGGACGCCTTAATGGACTATGGAATGATATTAGATATTCCTGCATGGGTAGCTCGAAGTCCAGAAGGTCAAAAGGCCACGGGCATAAGCACTTATCAAGAAGCTGTTAACGCTACTTACGTTAACAATGATTACTTTATTCGTAATCGTAACGGCAACTGTAAATTTTTAAATGTATTACAAGGCGAAAACCATACTGATGCTGAGG